CTACGACAAAGCCCATCTGCCAGTTTGCATAGCCCTTTGTGTACCCCATGCCTGGACTTGAAAGGTCTACTAAGTTGCCAACCTCAACACCCCACACAATGCGCCCGTAGCGCCCTCCAGAGGCTTCAGAATGAGCACTTAAACCAAGTCTGTGAGTGTGTCCCGACACGATTGATTTACCCATCCGCATAGCACCGTTTAGGGCTGTTTGCCCAGGCTTGTTTGATAGTGGAAAAGCGTCTCCATGGCAAGTATGCCAACCTGGAGCAAAGTCAAAACCGTTTGGATGGTACTTAATACCAGCCTTGTCATAGCCCATGAATTTGTCGTAACGCAGCTCTGGCAGGTTCATAAATGCCGGGAGTCTGCGAGATAAGGACTTGTAAACTCTTGCTCCATGATTGGAGCCAACTACATCTGTGACGCCAAGGTATTGAAGGATCTCTAAAGTAAGTTTGCGATCCTCATCGATATTGCCTTCGACCTCTTGCCAAGGTTGAGCAAAGCCTCCAAGTTGAGGTAGATCGATTTCGTCACCAATGCAAATGGTTTGGTGAGGCTTGTAAGCCCTTAAAAACTTGCCTAGATTCTTGACTGCTGCTTGATGAAAGAACGGTGCTTGAATGTCTGAGATCCAAGCAATTCGTTTTACTGTCATTAGTCCTCGTCGTCATCCTTATAATCGCCCAGTTTTTCTGGTTCGATTGGATCTGGCAATAACCAACCTGGATAAGCACCACGTTCGATGATAATGCCTAGCACGTCCTCCTCAGAGAAACCAGCGCGCTTAAGGCTTTGGGCAAACTCATACATCCCAATGCAGTAAGCATCCAGCTTTGAGTAACCTTGATCCTCAAGCGCCTTTGTCTGTTTTCTTGCCATGTGGATAAGTGTCCCTTACTTTTTGAGAAGTTCCATCATCTGTTCTTGGCGTGTCTCTATTCTTGCCAACCGGTCTGCGAGAGATGATCCACCATTCGGCGTAAGAGTCCACAACCAACCGCGAACCAAATAACGCAAACCGCCAATAAATACAGCAATCGTCGAGACAATAGCGAGAGAGAATCCCGCCCAATCACTTGGTGTCACCTCAAACCAAATGCTTCATCTTTAGGATTCAACCAACGCATAATCGGAGGAATTGTTGCCAATGCTCCAGCGTAAGCGATGTTCTTTGGATCAGTCTCGCCTGCAGCGACAAGTGCAAGAGCAGCTGTTAGAAACGCTCTGCCCCAACTTGCTAACATCTTTTTCAAGTCTTGCTTCATTTGTTCCTCCTAGTAATGGGATGTTAAAAAACTTCGAATCCGTGTCGCCAAGTTTCGTAAACGAAATGTGAATGTGCTTGGTGTGTGGATTGACTCCCGTGTACTTGCGCCAACGCCAGAGGCTTCGAGCGCTTGCAATCTTTTTGTCAAAGATAACATATGCAATGCGTTTATCTGTTTTGGCTGCAATTCGTATCTGATCGGCAACGTAAGCAGCTGTAGAGGCTTGTTCGTCGAAATCAGCATCGAGATCGAGAGCGCGGACGATCCCTGAATCAGGGTCAGGGTTATGATCGCTCTTTCGGGTTGAGTGCCTCGTATCTCCGATTGTGCCGTCAGAGTCACGCTTCCGGTCAGGATAAGCATCGTCTGCCTGCTCTCTGAGTTGAACTAATGACTTACTTAGTTTCGGTTTCATCCGCAACAATCTCCGTCAAATGTTCCACTTTTGTCACGACAAAATCAACTTTGCTTCATCTGCGGTGATGCCTAAACGGTCGAGAATTGCTTGCTTTTTGCTTGCTTCCTCGGCTGCTTTTGCCGCTTCGATTGCTGGCAATTCTGCAATTTTGTCGGTAATTTGTTTTGAGGTTGGTTTCTTTGTTTCATCATCAAAAACCAAGCCGTCTAATGTTTCGCCAGTTAAAGCCCAGCCCGAATTATGACCTAACGCAATTAAAGCTTTACGAATTAAATCATTGTTCACGGTGTTACCTCCATTAAAGTGATTGTGCTCATAATGCCGCCGTGTTGAACAATTACGCCATTTATGTCTGCTTCTGAATAAAACTGTGTTTTGTATGTTGTTGCTGATGTTGTGGCTGGTTCGTCCAAATAAGAACCTGCGCCGCCTGTACCAACGCCATTTACAACAGATGTAACAGTCAAACCAGCATAATTTGCAAAACGGGCAATTTGCGAACCTCCGCGCAAAAGATTAATAACCGCTGAAGTGTTTGCCGCTTCTTTTAACACACCATTTTGATTTACAAAAATTAAGATTTTGTTGCTTGCTGATGTTGGAGTTATAGTTGCGGTTAAGGTTGTGTCTGTTGGTGTATTAGTTGTCACAGCTACTTGGGTTGTTGTTGAAGCGTGAATAATTTGAACTATTTTTGGTTTAGTCCATTTCAAGCCTGTCGCGGTGGAACTATCGGCTACAAGAGTTTCACCATTTGCGCCGACTGCTAGGCGTGCTGGTGTATCTGCTGCACTTGCTGCGATCAGGTCACCCTTAGCGTCGACGATAGCGTTCTGGATAGCGTTAGAGTCGTCCTGCGCTACCCATGTAAAATCCATGTCGGTGTTGGTTGCTTTTGATAACACCTGACCTGTTGTGCCGCCTTTGAGATCGACAAAGGACGTATCAACTCCACCTAGAGCAGTACGGATTGCAGCTGCGCCGTCCTTTACGAGGTCGGTATCGTCGGGGGTTTCCCACCCGAAGTTAGTTGTTGTTGCCATGTTTCTCCTTTATCAGGCTACTATTGTAGCGTTAATCCATTCTAGGGTTGGGCTTAAAGTGTTCCAAGTCTCGGCTGCGTTTACACGATCCCAGCGTGTTGTGATGATCGAGTATTCGGTAGGGCTGAGGGTAAGCGTCAGATTTAGTTGGTTATATCCAGCCTGAAAAGTCCAGCCCTCGACAAAGCCCTGAAAACGTGAATTGTTGATATTTACTGGTAAATCGACAATATCCAAAGGCAGACCCATAAAGACATTAAGCAAAGCGTCTCTATCTGAATCATCTAGTTCACCATTACCTAATGGGAAAGTAATTGATCTAAATTGAGGCTGAGGAAAGGCTCGCAATCCTAAGTAGAAATCTGCTTGTTCCTCGGCATCAATTGACTTTTCAAGCGAGGTTGTTATCTGATATTGCTGAGGTCCATAAATAGATTGCGATTGAGTATCTTTTGCGTTGGCAGTTGCGTTTGCTTTGTAAGTGATTGTCACATCATTGCGGACATCGCCTGAGCGCTTTTCGGTTTTAATACCACGCGCTAGGGCGGTATTGGCAGACAATTCTGTGTAACCGTTTGTTCCAAGATAATCGGCTCTATGAGTACTGTCGGCATACCCGATTCGTCCAGATGCGTCCTCGTAGAGATATCCAAAACCTGAAGTAGCCAAAGCGCTAACGAGCGAATAAATATCAGTCAAGTCAGATGATCTTGCTGTTAATTCATAATTGCCAGGCTGGTCAATGGCGCCCAATCCAACATTTTGAGCATTAGCCCAGGTTGTTGTTGGATCATAAGCCAACCAGGTTTCAGCTGCTGGGACTTCGTTCCAATTATTTAATAACAATTCTGAAAGAATTGAGTAGATTTGATCTCCATCGAAGTCTTTTGTTAAAACACCCTCTGTGAGGCTTTTAGGCAGTTTAGAAAGCGCACCCATAGCAACTACACCAATAACCTCTGAGATCGCCGTAGATGAGGCCTGAGTGACCTCTACGTCGATGTCTGTGACGAAGCCACCAAAGAGGTTTACGAAGGTGCCAGTCGAGTCTTTGACCTTGATTGTGATCTGGTCATTGACATCAATCAGGATTGGAGATTGGTCAAGGTTGATAATCTGGACATTGCAATAGCCAGCATAAGGCTGAGAATAAATGTCAGTTCGCCCTGACCTAATAGTCAGGTTGGCTATTGTGAGGTTTGTGTAATCCCCACCGCCATTAATGGTTACTTGCCATTCAGGAGTCCATTGGCTCATTAGTAAACCAACGCTCCTGAACCTGAACCACCGCGAGCCGTTGCTCGGTTAAGCACATCAACAATCTGACGGGCAGTACCCTCAGCATCAAGCGCGCCATTGACCGTAATGTTAATGACGCTACCGCCCCCGCTTTTACCCACTAGGCGATTGTTTGGAATGATGGTTCCGTTAGATCCTGGAGTAAAGAGTTCTGGACCCTTCTCTCCCACTAGGTAGGTTGTGCCACCACTTACCGGACCGCCTGCAGCTTTACCGCCACCAAAGACCTTATCAATCAATCCACCGATACCTTTAACAATCGGATTATTCTTTACCAGACTTACAATCGACTTGATGCCGTTTACAACGTCGGTAATAAATCCAACTAGAGCGCTGAACCCACCAACTAAACCGCTTACCAATTTTGCGATTACGTTAATTGCTGCGCCTAGGACTTGGCCTAAAGCCGGTGCAAGTGTTTCGGCTACAAACTCGGCAACTGACTTAAATAACTTGAAAAGTGGTTTTAACTTCTCCTCGTTATCGCCGATAGCAGTTGCAATCGAATCAAACGCCTCAAATAGTCCCTCAATAATTGGCTGGACTGTTTTCTTAATGCCAGGTATTACTGTGCCTGAAAAGAACTCCCACCAAGTTTCTATGATTGGTAGAACGTCCTCCTTAAAGATTTTTGCTAAGTCTGTAAAGATTGGACCAAGATCTTTGCCAATCTTGTCTGCTAATTCTGTGACAACTGGGACAACCTTCTCGACAAACAAAGTCACCATCGGAGTAATAGCATCGAGAATAAATGAACCTACTGTCTCCTTGCCTTCATCAAAAACAATCTTGAGTCGATCCATCTTTCCAGCAAAAGTTTCAGCCTTTACGGTTGCCTGTCCAGAGAACGTTTCTGAAAGAGCTGCGGTTGCTGCATCGAAATCCTTGGACTTGATGATGTCCTCATCGATGCCAACGCCTAAACGCTTCAAGGCTCCTAGGTT